TGAAAAGTGGAGAATACACATGGTCCGATTTAGTTTGCGGATTTAATGCCAAAAAAGACGTATTTAAAACATATCATAATAAAATCTACGAATTACATGAACTTTACGATGGTGTTAATAATGAAATTAATCCATTGAAATATGATAGATTCCTGAAACAAAAGAATATAATTGATTATATTGATAGCAGTGAATCTGAAAATGCTCTTATTTGCTTAGAAGAAAATCAAAAACATTTGAAAAATTATTCTCATTTAGAAATACATGAATCATTAATATTTGGTATTATGTGTAATCAGGTCATCTATCCAGAACATAATCCACCTACACGTAACTCTTTTTCATGTGGTCAAACAAAACAATCATGTTCGGTTTATAGCAGCAATTTTGTAAATAGAATGGATAAAAGTGCTTTAATATTACATTATGGACAAACACCATTGGTAAAATCCAGATATTTACAGTATATTAACAATGAAAAACTGCCATGTGGCGAAAATACTATTGTTGCTATCATGTGTTACGGTGGTTACAATATGGAAGATTCGGTGCTAATTAATGAAGGCGCATTAAAACGTGGTTTATTCAATACTACATATTATAATACATATGAAAGTCATGAAGAGTTAAATGAAACTAGCGATGGTACATCACATTTATTATATGCCAATATTGAACAAAATCCAAATATTTTGGGTAAAAAAATAGGTTATGATTATAGTCATTTGGACGATCATGGATTGATCAAAGAAGGAACAATAATGAATGATAAAACAATCATGATTGGTATGGTAAATCAATATGACGGAAGTTCTGTTGATGAATCTATCGGACCAAAGAAGGGTCAAATGGGCGTAGTAGATAAAGTGTTTATGACAGAAGGAGAGGAAGGTAAACGTATAGCAAAAGTGCGAGTTCGTCATGTGCGTATTCCTAACCTAGGTGATAAAATGGCATCTCGTGCTGGTCAAAAAGGAACTGTTGGATTAGTGATACCAGAATGTGATATGCCATTTACACGCAATGGTATGAGACCGGATATTATAATAAATCCTCATGCTATTCCATCGCGTATGACAGTAGGTCAATTAATTGAATGTGTTATTGGTAAATCGTGCGCAATGTTGGGTGGATTCGGCGATTGTACCGCATTTTTAAATAAAGGTAATAAAGTACATAGTTTTGGCGAAGCGTTGACACATAATGGATTTCATTCAAGTGGTAATGAAATATTATATAATGGCATGACGGGTGAACAATTGGAAAGTGAAGTGTTTATTGGTCCTACATATTATATGCGTTTAAAACACATGGTCAAAGATAAAATAAATTATCGCGCACGTGGACCCAATACGGCTTTAACACGTCAACCAGTAAGTGGTCGCGCAAATGACGGTGGGTTGCGAATCGGGGAAATGGAACGTGACTCTGTTGCGTCCCATGGAATTAGTAATTTTTTACAAGAATCGATGATGGAACGTTCGGATAAATACAAGTTAGCTATTTGTAATAATAGTGGAATGATCGCGATTTATAATCCAAACAATAACCTTTTTGTCAGTCCTATGTGCGATGGTCCTATTAAATTCATTGAAAATGTAGACAACAATATGAATATTGAAAATATTACAAAATATGGTCGCAGTTTTAGTATTGTTGAAATTCCATATTCATTGAAACTACTAATTCAAGAACTTATGACAATTAATACTCAAATGCGTATTATAACAGAAGACAATATTGATCAAATAGAAAATATGTGTTTCACAAAAGACGTTCTTAAAATTTCGAGACTGGATAGTTTGGCGGGTTTGAAAAAGGAAATGAAAGATTGTTTGGAAAGAAGCAAAGAAAAAGAAAAAGAAATTATATATAGTCCTGTAGATGAGCCACCTGAATCACCAAAATATGTTCCTACTAGTCCTGAATATGGACCTGATGAATCACCACCATATGTTCCTACTAGTCCTGAATATGGTCCCGATGAATCACCGCCATATGTTCCTACTAGTCCTGAATATGGTCCCGATGAATCACCACCATATGCTCCTACTAGCCCAGATTACCCACCAGATAAATCACCACCATATGCTCCTACTAGTCCTGAATATGCGCCAGATAAATCACCAAAATATGCTCCTACTAGCCCAGATTACCCACCAGATAAAGATACAATAAGTGGAGGTGGTGCATTAAATGTGGGTGATAAAGTAAATATTCGCGGAGGTGGATCCCAACTTTGGAAAATACATAAATCATCTCCTAATTTTTTCACACTACATAAAGATAATGTAGCACAAATAGATCCCGACACTGATATAAAGGTGGTACGAAAAATGGATGTTTTTCCAGAAGGACAAATAGTAGTTAATCCACAAATAAATGAACATGAACAGCATAATCTTATTCCTCTTCAAACAAGATCATTTGATGAACCAGTATTAACACATAACGCGCCTCCACTTGTATTTAAACCATCTATTACAGTCGTTGGAAGCAATACTGGACATTTAGATATTAAAGCGGCGGAAGAAACCGAAACGGCACCAACTACAATAAGTGATCCAAATATGAATATTGTATTCAAAGAACCAACACAAACTGGTGGTATTATACCAAACGTAGTTAAAGAAGAAACAAATACAATAGAAAATCCTACAAATATAACAAATGATATTATAGTAAAGAAACTTTCATAAAAAAAATTGAAACAATAAAATAAGTATATAAATATAATTATAATCACACTATAATTATATATGGCAACAAACAACTTGATATTACAACTGTCAAATGCGCGAAATAACATTTTGGATATATTATATTACTATCAAGATTATGATATAAGTTCATATAAAAATTTCAGCATTAGTGAAATTGACGCAATGTATACAAATGAACAATTGGATATGTTATGTCACAAAAATAATGGTGGTAATAAAACATATATTAAATTTTATGTTAATAAAACATTACGAGCGAATATGATCGACTCTATTATATCAAATTTATATGAAGAAATATTAAAAAAAGATGATACATTAATTCTAATTGTTTTAGATGAACCAAATGATAGTATTTGTACACATTTAAATCATATTTGGAAAAACAAGGGTATTTTCATAGTAATACATAATATAAAACGACTTCAATATAATATATTAGAACATGATTTGGTACCACAAATGACTATATTGGACGATGAAGAAGTCAATAAACTTAAAATCGAAATGAATTTAACAAGTATGAAGCAATTACCAGAAATAGGTCGTTTTGATCCACAAGCATTAGCAATGTCTGTTCGGCCTGGAAATGTATGTAAACTTGTGAGAAAAAGTGTAACATCATTAGAAAATAATTATTACCGTATTTGTGTGTAAAAAAATATAATGTTTGTATATATGGCCGAAATCGATATTGGATATAAAAAAAATGATTTTTTATGGACGACTACTGGGTGTGATAGCAGTGAATGTAATATGAATAGAGAAGTTGCTGAAAAATTAATGGAAATAAATCATATTCATAATGGGGCAGACGAACGTTACAAAAATTCCCAAATGTTATATGATCGTATTGTAATAGATACAGCGAATTTAGGAATAGGAATTGGAATTCTCGCAGTTTTCATTTACTACAATTATGATGTAATAAAGCCAAAAACATAATCTAACTACATTTTATATGGAACATTTTTTACTGATATTAATATTATTTTTAATATTAGCGATGTTTTTCTACAATTGCTATTTACGTAAAAATATATTGGAAGGTGTTGAAACAAGTAATAAAAAAATATTGTATATAAACGATACATTACCTGTAGGTAGTTTTATCACAAGTGATAACAATTCCTTTTTATTTGGTTTACGTCCTAGTTATGGACTAGTTGTCCTTAAAATACCCAGCGACACAACAGCAGATATATATACCGATAATGAAGGATTACAACAGATTTTTTTAACAAGTACACCTTTCGATGGACAGGAAGTATCGATACCTGGTGCATATATGTTAAGATTGACATCATCTGGATTAGTAGTTTTTAATTCAAGTGTTAATGTCGTATGGAGAATGGAAATACCAAATTTAAGTTCAGGTTCCAGTTTATTTCTAGCGAATAATGGAGACCTGAAAGTGAGTGGGGGTACAATACTGGAGTTTAAAAACCAGAGTGTGATTGAACCTACTGGTACTACAAGAACATCATTTGAAAATATTATATTCAGTTTAGAGAATAAATATAAGAATTTGGATCCTAATTTGGATACTATTTTGAATACATTTTATATTAATGTGAATACAACCGCACTAGATAATTTTAGAAATGAATACAATAGATTATTTGGAAATCCTCAAGACGTTGGTGTACTTCAACATGCTGTTTATTTTATGCTACAAGATATGAGCGCTGAACAAGCACTAGGATTCCAGAACGCGTGTAATATAGATAATATATATGGTAATAAAAGTTTTTGTTCTGAATATATTGATGACTCCCACTTATTTAACTTGGAGAAAGACGATCCCAATGAAGCAATAAACGCATACAAAGAGAAGTACAGAGACCTTCTCGATCTTTATGAACAAATGACAATGAACAATACTGGGATTACTGATTTTATTACTACAAATTTTGAAGCCGAAAATATCGAAACATTCATTAAAAATATACTTAGAGTAGGACAAGCTCAAGCGCTTCTTAGATCTACTGGTATTGACAAAGTGTTAAAAACATTATATTGTTCAACTGAAGAAAGTTTCACAAATAAAATCACATCTAACTATGAACCATTTTCAGGTAATCAATGTTTTTCGCTACTATAAAAATATTTATTTTATAAATATATTATAAAATGAGTTGTACAAATTATAGTGATTATAAATCAAATATAGCATGTGTAGTAGAAAGTCGCGATACTAAAACCGATATTTTCGCCATTGAACGTGAATTATTTGAGAATATAAATGTATTTAACCAAATGTATTCGTGTTATATTCGCAAAAATTACAACAATGAGTA